TTCTGTGCCAAAGTGCTGTTGAGTCAGTGACTCACCGACTGTTTCAAACCCTTGACGCTCACGCGAATCATATGGTTTTTTAAACTTCATTTTATTCTCCTAATTCCCTAATAAGAACGCTGCTGCTTCTTTTGCGCTCATATTCCACATTTTCGGGTCTTTTCCAAAAGCAGCGACTAATTTATTGATAATCATCGAGCCTATTTGATTGCTAGGCTTATATTGCATTTGCATAGGCGATAAACCCATCTTACTTAGTGCTTTCTCGTCCATTTTGAGCAGAGCTGCGCTTGTATCTTTTAGTTTCTTTTCTGCTTCTTTTACTCCGATATTCGCTCTTGCCAAATCGCCTTCCGCGTCTAACTTTCGTACAGCCGCCGGTATTTGTGTTTGCACTTCTGTTGTTATTTTTCTGATTTGCGCGGTATTTAACGACGCTTGACTTCTTTGCGCTTTAGCACTGGTAATCGTATTCATGGTTTGATTAAAACCTTGTACTCCGGCTCCCAATTCATTTTGAGCTACATAATGCGCTCCCATTGGGGTACTAGCACCTTGTCGTGCCGCCAATATTGGGTTTAACCCTGCCGCCCGAAGGTCGGCTACAGCCCGTTGATGGGCTGTATTTGACATATGACGCTGGAACTCTATTTGGTTTCCAACTGACTTAGCTGTAGCTTTGTTAGCTTGGCGGGCACCGAGATAGTTCAGCCCGCCCATTACTGCGGCCGCTTGCCAACTCATGTTAGGCCTCCGCAGTCTTTAACATATATAGCTAGGGCATCAGCCACGCCACAAACAGCCACAGCCCAAGCACCCAGCTCGTGAGCCACAAGCCACACCACAAGCGCACCAATAAGGACAGGGGCGACATACTTGCGAACGATATACAACACAGTACCGATAGAAATATTATCCATATCATCACCTAGAAATGATCAATGAGCCCTGGGACACTATATGTCGGCATTGGCCGTGCGCATTTAAGATCGAAAAACGCATCTAATATAATGTCTGGTTCGCTGGGCACTGCTACTACGCGATCGATCGGTGGATTCTCTTCGATAAATGAAGAATTTAGAGCTGGCAGCGCCGTGAAATCCTGTGCCAGGTGCCATACATCTAGGCTCTGAGCGAAATTACTTCGCATTTGTCCTGTAATCATACTTGGCTTGTACCGATACTCTGCGAAACGCTCTTGATATCCAAATATCAAGTCGTCGTCTGCTGTACCTTGTGCATAGATCTCTTTGTTTAATACTGCTTGTTCACCGAGATGGGCGAGGGCAGGCCAATAATAATCCCATCTATCTTGGCGGCTGAACATCCTGTTTAGACCTTGTTGGTAGGTCAAATCGGCGTATACATTAATTAAGCCGATTATAATTGAATGCTCTGTGAATGATTTACTAAATCCGTGACCGCCAAATCCTGTTGTTCCAAACCCTGACATATTGCCTTGCGGTGATGTTGTATCCGTGCTGGATGTTTGGCTTATCGGATGTATATTGATCCGATCGCGCCCACCACCCAGATATTCTGGTCGTTGCAATCTTGCATCTGGGCTGGTAACTCCAAAATGGCTTTGAATTATTTCTGTGTACCTAGTACCACCGCGGGCATCCCGCTCATATAATCTTTGGATCTGAAACGCTTCGCGTAGATCGTTGATTGTTGCAGCAGCTGCTGTAGACAGATCTGCTTTGATGTTGGGATATCCCGTATTGTTAGGGTCTTCTTCTATATAATAATAGTTATTTACCGACCCAGGTGTTACCAACATACCACTTGAATAGAACGCTGTATTTCCTGTTGATTCATAAACATTTGCACCACCAACATAGGTCTGGTTAAATTTACCAATACCTGTTACCGGAGCTTCTCCAGCTAACGGTAAATTAACAGCGTCACCTTTTTGAGGCCATGGCAAACAACTTGTAAAATAATCATGACGTTTGCCTCTTTTTAACAGCACATAATCTGTTGCTGTATCTGGACCATCGCCTTTATCTACTACTACACTGTCCTGAAGGTTCTCATCTCTAAACCATTCGTTCCAAATTAAATTATAAGCTCTGCCTGCTAAGTTATTGAATGTTAGGGATACACCTGTCGGTACTCCCATATAATCATATAAAGTGGAATTAGCTACATTAGCAGTAAGTGTAGGAATTAGGTAATCGGTGCTGTCGCCCGGGTCGTCTTGCTCTCCGCAAAACTTTTCCCAATTATTCCAAATCAATCTATGGGGAACTGCAAAGAAAAAAGTTTCTACATGCAGATTATCCATAATTGGATAGATGGGCGTTGCCAAACGGCCGAACGCTGTTGTGTTGAGCGTAAAGGTATCGCCTGGCAGCGCCTCATCAATGAAGATGGGCACTAGGTTACCCGCATCAAATGTTGTTTTTAGATCGTGTGATCTGTTGAATACTGACCTTTGAATATCAGCTTTTGGTACACGACTAAACTCGTGATTCATTTGTGACGGAATATTTCCTACTGACCCAAACATGTTATTAGGCTCCTAACTGATCTAGTTCAATAATTGGTTTTTTTGTTTCTTGGCTAAACTCGCCTGTGAGCTCGTCGAAATCGCCAATTCTGTCCAATCGAAAGTCTTCCGGATGCCTAGCAAACGGAAGATCCTTGGACATTTGATCTTGTATAAATCTAATTGCGGTACCATCGGTACTCTCGGGGAATATTGGTGTATAGATTTCTGCTTTTTTATCAAAAACGCTGAACATTGCTCTTTTCATCTTTTTACCTCCAAACAAGATGTTGTTTTGAAGATTGTGCATAATATACACTATACGTCAATAATTTTTTTATGGGTTGTTTTTATTATTTTTTGCTTTTTTGTTTATAATTCGCGGATCAATATCTTGAGCCTGTTCTCTTTTACTGCTTCTTCTACCCATAACCTATCCATTGATTCATTATAAGTCTCAATGACTTCTGGCAGTTCTTCCGCTCTTTTTTGTTTGATAGATTCTAATTCAGAATCTGACAGCTGATTATCGTAAAATCTTGGTGGTTTTATCTTATGTTTCTTAATTACCACATAATCATGCGGATATACATCCGATTTGTAAGTTTCAAACCAAGACTTACCTATACCTGGCTTTCTGGACATTGTCGCATATTCAGGTTCGATGGGTATCCCCTCCCCTGTCGAGGGGCACCATCTTATATAATGCTCGGCAGCCCCTGCGCCTTTATGTTTTTTACATACATATCTTGCGACGTAAGCACAGCTCTCCATTGTGACTTCGCCTATTGTTACGAAACCATATGGCCACAATTTGGCCAATGTTTCACTTGTATATAATTTTATTTCGTCCCTGACTTGAAATAGTTCTTTATCTTCGAAGTCCATTCCAAAGATAATGGCATGGTAATGCGGGCGGTTATTTTTTTCGCCGTATTCACCGCAATGGAAATAGCGTATCTCTTTTCCATAACTTTTTCTTAGCCTTTTCATAAATCTTTGAAATTCTTTTTTGTCCAGGGAGTAGGGATTATCCCTGGTATCTAAATATTCGTTGTTCATTGTTAGAGTGATGAAACAACTTTGCTCATGCATCTGATTTTCATGCATGAGTCTGATAGCCCATTCTTGGCTATACTTTAACCTGCAACCAATACATTGGCCGCACGGTAAATTAAAGCCCTTCGCAAACGCAAAGGGCTTATTAAACACTATTTTGCCTGCGTTGCGATAAGCTAGCAACGGGTGATAACAAGTCATTAAATTCTGTAACCACCACGCATAACTGTTGCAAAATTTCTATTACGGACTTTCATGGCCGTGCGTGTAAAAAGCTTTCCGCTTTTATTGCGACTCATTTTCTTGCGATTGTTGTACATTCTTCGTCCTTTCTTTTAAGTAAACTATGGCTTGGCCGTTTACATTTGACATTGGTAACGCATCAAACAAAATCTTGATGTTTGTTTCGTTTTCAAATGCTGTACCAATGTTTTTAAATCTCATTACTCCTTGTTGGTCTGTTCTTCCTACCAACACATCGAATTTCATTCTTTCCACGTTTCCACCTCCTTGTGGTGTCACTCCACACAGTTACATCAAGTAGGTAACTGTGTGGGGCTCCCCACTCAGGACTTTTTGTCCTGAGCAGGGGCTTCATCAACCGCTACTTCTAGCGGTTTAGGATGCGGTCTATCCTCTGGGAGGGGAGGCGCCTCTGCGAGGCCGAACGCAACCATTTTGTCTAAATTTTCCGGATTTGTAGCAAATTCGAAAAACTCTCCCGGATCATTATGAAATTGCTTACGGATATCGCTTGGCAGCTCCATAAAACTCTTTGTAGACGCGTTAACAATGTCTAACGCTTCCCTGTACTCATTAACCTCTGAATAGTCGCCATACCGTGCGACCCCACGTGCAACGTGGTTTATAATTCCGGTTCGATCGTGCTTTTTAATAATGTTTCTGACGTCGGCTTCTGTGCCAAAGTGCTGTTGAGTCAGTGACTCACCGACTGTTTCAAACCCTTGACGCTCACGCGAATCATATGGTTTTTTAAACTTCATTTTATTCTC